AAGTAGACAATGGCAAGACGTACACAGCCTCGGTCTATTCCACTTGCACACTACCACCTGCTGATCCTACTAGCTTCATCCCTTACGCCAACCTGACACAGCAAGAAGTGTTGAATTGGATATGGGCTAATGGCGTGGACAAAGATAGCGCCGAAGCTGCGGTGCAAAGCAATATCGATAACCAGATCAATCCTCCGGTGATTACGCCACCGCTACCTTGGAGCAACACATGAACGATCAAGACATCACCTTAAAACTTTCACTGATTAACGGTATCTTGCAATATCTAGGCACCCGTCCTTATGGCGAAGTGTTTCAGATTGTCCAAGCAATCCAAGAGCAGGCCTCACCCCAAGTGAAAGTGGATCTGGAAGCTAAGGTTGATGAGTGATGAATTGGTCAGACGTTCTTAAAGCGGTCATACCTGTTATTGTGGCCTCGCTTGCTTGGCTGCTTGGGCAGGTTGCTGACTTCTCCACCCGTCTGACCAAAATTGAAGGCGCAATGCCTGCGCTGATTACCAAAGAAGGTGTGCCGACCGATAGCCCGATCAGTGCTGAGAAACGAGCCATGCAAAAAGAACAACTCATGCAGCACATCAACGAACTTCAAGTCAAAGTCAGACTGCTTGAGGAACGTGAAAAGATGGGGAAGAAATAATGTTTGAATTGCTTAGCGGTGGTTTGCTTGGCTCCATCTTTGGCGGCCTGTTCCGACTTGCACCAGAGGTTCTAAAGTTCCTCGACAAGAAGAACGAGCGCCAGCATGAACTCAGTATGTTCCAACTCCAGACCGATCTGGAAAAGATGCGCGGTGAATTTAAGATGGAGGAGAAGTATGTTGACTACTCCATTCAGCAGATGGATACCATCAAGGCTGCGTTTCAAGAGCAAGCTGAAACGGCTAAGGCAGCGGGTTGGTTTGTGGCTGCTATCTCAGCGTTGGTGCGTCCGGGCATTACTTGGGCTTTGTTCTTTATGTATGCGGCAGTCAAGGCGGCTGCGCTTGTTATCGCGTTTAAAACGGGTGCGGATTGGGCAGAGGTTATAAGTAAGTGCTGGGATGAAGATGATTTTGGTGTCTTTACAATGTGTATCACGTTTTGGTTCGTTGGCCGCAGCGTAGAAAAATACCAGAAATCATAATGGATGAAGCCAAAAAGCTTTGCAAGGATGTATTAATTAAGCCCTTTGAAGGGCTAGCAAAGCGTTTGCCTGACGGACGAGTAACAGCTTATCCCGACCCCGGAACCCGTGGGCATCCTTGGACAATCGGCTGGGGGGCAACCGGCCCTGACATTAATCCCGGCACAGTTTGGACGATTGAGCAGTGTGAGGATGCACTGGATCATCATGTTGAGTACTTTGTCAGGGGGCTTTTTAAGATGTCCCCAAAGATTCAAACCGCACTACCCCGACGCATTGCCGCTGTGACTAGCTGGGTCTACAATTGTGGCTTAGGAAACTATCGGGTTTCCACGTTCAAGAAGCGGGTTGATGCGGGGGACTGGGATGGTGCAGCAGACCAATGTATGCTCTGGAATAAAGCTGCCGGTAGAGTTCTCCCCGGACTTACACGCCGACGTGCTGCTGAAGCAGCCTTAATGAGGTGAGCCGTGCCACTCAAAAAGATCTTACTAAAGCCCGGAGTTAATAAAGAAAATACTCGTTATACTAACGAGAACGGTTGGTATGTATCTGACAAGGTACGGTTTCGCCAAGGTACTCCTGAAAAAATAGGTGGCTGGCAGCGTATTTCTTCCAGTACATTTCTTGGTGTGTGCCGATCCATGTTTAACTGGGTCACGCTGTCTTTTCAAAATCTATTAGGGCTTGGCACAAACCTAAAGTATTACATTGAGCAAGGTGGGTCTTATTACGACATTACGCCTATCCGTGAAACAGTCACACTGACTAACCCATTTACAGCCACGTTAAACAGTTCGGTTATTACGGTTGCAGATTCCTCGCACGGTGCGCTTAATGGGGATTTTGTAACTTTTAGTGGGGCCACAGGTTTAGGAGGCAACATCACAGCCGCGATGCTCAACAAAGAGCATCAGATTACCTACATTAACGCTAATTCATACACCATCACAGTAACAGGTACAGCGAACGCTACAGACGTTTCAGGGTCTCCCGGTGGCGGCACCGTCACCGCAGCCTATCAAATTAATACAGGCCCATCTGTTCAGGTGCCTCTTACTGGATGGGGCGCAGGCACTTGGGGTACTGGAACGTGGGGAAGTGGTTCAGGTTCTTCTATCGCCTTGCGTATTTGGGATAACGCTAACTTTGGAGAGGATCTTGTTTTTGGTCCTCGTGGTGGGCCTATTTATTACTGGGATGCAACAGGCACGGTAAGTACACGGGGCGTTTTACTAAGCTCAACTGGTGGTACGGTTACGCTTACGATTGCAACGCCTTGCGTCATTACGCTGTCTACTGTTTTAGCTGAAGGTACGGCAATTAAACTTGCAACCACAGGGGCACTGCCTACAGGGTTAACTGCGGGGACTACGTATTATTTGCGAAATGTTGATGGGGTAACTGCCAATTTATCTGCCACGGCTACTGGGGCGCTTATTAACACCACCGGCACTCAGTCTGGAACGCATAGTATTTCTGAACTTGTTGACGTGCCGACGGTACAAAACTTTTTGTTAGTGTCTGATATATCCCGCTTCTTAATTGTTTTTGGCACTAATGAGATTGGATCGGCAACCCTCGACCCCATGCTTATTCGTTGGGGGGATCAAGAGTCTGTAACTAATTGGTATCCATCGGCAACAAATCAAGCTGGGTCGTTACGCCTTTCTGATGGATCGGAAATTATTACAGCGCGGCAGACTAGGCAGGAGATTGTGGTTTGGACAGATTCTGCTATTTATTCGCTTCAATATCTTGGGCCTCCTGATGTATGGGGTGCACAGAGTTTAGGCAGCAACTTATCCATTATTGGCCCTAATGCCACGGCGCTTGCTTCTGGTCGTATTTACTGGATGGGTGTGGATAAGTTTTACGTCTATGACGGGCGTGTGCAAACCCAGCGTTGTGATCTTCGCAGACACATCTTCAGCAATATTAACCTTGCTCAGAACGATCAAGTCTTTGCCGGAACAAATGAGGGTTTCAACGAAATATGGTGGTTTTACTGCTCTGCTGGGGTTACTGCGATTGATTCGTATGTTGTGTATAACTACGTTGAAGACATTTGGTACTACGGTTCGCTTGGGCGCACAGCATGGAGTGATTCGGGGTTAAGGGATTACCCACAAGCTGCAACATACAACTACAACATTGTGGATCACGAACGAGGCGTAGACGACAACGCTACAGGTACTCCCACAGCCATAACAGCCTACATCGAATCTGCTGAATTTGATATTGATGACGGTGAGCATTTTGGGTTTGTATGGCGCATGGTGCCTGACCTTACGTTTGAGGGTTCAACTGCTGCTACACCGCAAGCCACGATGACCATGTATGGCATGAACGGTTCGGGGTCTGGGTTTAACACCGAGGCTGCTAAAGCTGTTGCTCGTACATCAACCGTTACGATTGAGCAATTCACCAATATTGTTTACACCCGCATCCGTGGGCGGCAGATGATTATTGAAATATCTTCTGATGGTTTGGGTACAACTTGGCAGCTTGGTGCACCACGAATTGATATTAAACAGGACGGGCGTAGATAGAGAGTGAATAACTTACAAAACCCATCACCTCCTAACTTACCGTTAGCACCAAGGGAGTACGAGTCCCGTTATCACGAAGCTAACAACAATGCTTTGCGCCTGTATTTCAATCGACTTAGCGGTAATTTGCAAAGTTTGTTTGGCCCGAATGGGGGTAGGTTTTTGGCGTTACCTTTTGGGGCTTGGTCTAGCGATTCAGATCAAGTAGCTGTTAGTACAACCGCAGCATATGCGATAACGTTTGATGTTGCTGATATTGTGGACAGCGTGTATCTAGTTAGTGGGTCTAGAATGACTGTTACGTATCCTGGGGTTTACAACTTACAATTTAGTATTCAGTTTGCTAATACTTCAGTTCAAATTCATGACGTTGATGTTTGGGCGGCGGTTAACGGCACTAACCTTGATAACAGCAATTCAAAGTTTTCGGTTCCTAACAGTCATGGTGGTACAGACGGGCATCTTATTGCAGCGTTAAATTTGTTTCTGCCTATGCAAGCGAGTGACTACGTAGAACTTTACTGGCATACTGACGACACTAATGTGTTGATTGAGCACCTCCCTGCTGCCTCTTCGCCTACTCGCCCTGCAACACCGTCTGTTATTGCTACGATGTCTTTCGTATCTGCGTTACCTGACTAAATGAGCACTTCTACTAAAACCTTGACCCCCGAACAGCTTGCTGCACTGCAAAAAGCGCAGGGTATTGCCCAACAACTATCATTAGATAAATATTTATCAGGCCGAGCCACGCAATACGGTACAACTCCCAAGGGTGCAAAGTCTGACACGGGCTGGACTGCGGGAGAAGCGTTGGTTAATCCGTTTGCTGGGTTGAAAGACTTTGGTAAGAAGAACGTTGATATTTATGGTACTGGAGAAGAATTAAGTAGCGTAGTAGGGCAGGAAGAAAGAGCAAAAACCGCTAGCGATCTGATGCGAGAGAAATTTGGCGAGCAGTTAGGGCATAAATCCACGTTTACCAAAGCGTATAAGAAGGATGAAAAAGGTAATCCTGTTGAAGTAGAGCTAGATTCCCTTACGCCAGAAGAACTTAACTCTGGCAATGTTGTGCTGTTCATGGGTGGTAAAACGGGGGGCGAAAGCCGCGAGCGCATGGCGCAAGCTTACATCCCCAAAGGCGATAAACTTATACCCATCGGAGATCCAAAGTATTACAAAGGCGAGCATCCTGACGCTAAGAATGTGGCTACTGCGTTAAAAGTTGGGTCTTTGCTTGCTATGCCTTTTGGTGGTGTTAGTGGACTGCTTAGCGGGGTTACTGGAACGGCTGGTGCTGCGGGTGCAGCAGGTGCTGCGCTTGGCGAACTTGGGATTAATACAGCAGGTAGTGGGATTGCAGGGCAGTTAGCTAGTATGGGGCTTCCGTCGTTTGCTGCTGATGCTGGGGCTAAGGCTTTAGTGTCAGGTGCACTTAGCGGTGGAATCGGTTCACTAACCGGCACAGGGTTTAAAGAAGGGTTTAAGAGCGGGGCTACTTCTTCATTAGCTTCCGATGTTGTAGGCGCAGGGTTAAATAAAGTTGCTCCTGATGCGTTTAAAGGTCTTGGGTCTTTAGAAACTCCAGCTAAATCGTTAGCTACCTCAGCTTTAACGGCGGGGGTATTAGGTCGGCCTTTTGATCTTGGGCAAGCTGCACAAAATGCTGCAATTAACTATGGGTTGAACCAAGCTGGGCAAGCTGCGGGAGTTGATCCTAAACAGCAAGCTGCACTAATGCGTGGGCTTAATTTTGTAATGCCGTTGATTGCGGCGCGGCGCAAGCCGGGAGGACCATAATGGGCATTTTAGACGACGAAGAAAATTACTTTGCTGGAAGATCCGGCTCCGGGGCTTTTCTAGGGAGTGATGAAGATGTTTCTATTTCACCTCTTTTTGCTGGGTTAGATCTAAACGCTCTTGGTATCGACCCAAACCTATTTGCTGAAGGGTTAGACCTTAGCGCACTTCTCCCCGATATTATTGGTGACGCTGATGTAATGGCTGCGCTAAAAGCGCAAGACCCTGCTGCGTATGCTGCACTGCTAACTGCTGGTGGTGGGGGTAATCTTCAAACTGATTATGCTGTCACAGATAAAAACGAGCTAGTCGATACAAAAGGTAATAATCTTGACGCAATAATTAAAAGTTCCGCTGGTGCGGATACATCTGTCAACGATGCTGAAACTAAAAAGCTTCAACGACAAGCAGATTTAACCGCTTCTGGGCAAAACGCTGTTGCAAATCTTGGACCCCAAGGAGATACAGGAGTTAAAAGTCAATCTGCTGATACAACAGGCACAAAAAGTCTTATAGACACAGCAAAAGATGCTATTAAAGATATAACCGGATTAGACGCAGGCGACGCAGCCAAATACGCAGCCATGCTTGCAATAGCTAAGATGGCGTATGACGATGCCCAAAGAGCTAGAGAAGAAGCGCGGGGGTGGTCGGCTCCGGGTGGGTATTCCAAACAGGCTGTACGTAGCCCCGGTGGTGGTGTATCGTTCAAAAAAGCTGCGATGGGGGGTGGAATTGGGTCACTGGATATGGCGCGGGGGGGACGTACACTACCGCCACGATACCTCGACGGACACTCAGACGGCATGGCAGACAAAGTCCCAGCGAACATCGATGGTAAGCGACCTGCTGCACTTAGTGATGGCGAGTTTGTTATTCCTGCTGATGTTGTTAGTCATCTCGGTAATGGTAACTCTAACGCTGGTGCGAAACGCCTTTACAAAATGATGGATGATATTCGTGCTGCACGAACGGGCAACCCCAAACAGGGGAAACAAATTAACCCTGACAAATTCATGCCGAGGTAATCATGGCTATAAGTGAAATAGATTTACCCGCTAACTGGGGCGTAGAGGGCGGACCTTACGACAAAACAGATGAAAAAATTAACTGGTTCAAAAGTGAGGGCGTTACTATCCAAGAATTATTAGACGCAGGTTGGATAACTAACGATGAAGCACCGTGGTTTGAAAGTAAAGGATTAAAACGCAGTAACGCACCTGTAGTCCCTGCCAATACCGTGTCGGCTGAAGACACTGCTTTTTTAAATAGAGTCTCTGCGTTAGCGTCTGAACTTAAGCAACCTGAGTTCGTTATCCACGATCAATTTAATCGAGGATTAAGCGAAAATGAAATAAGGGCTAAATACACTCCTACTGCCGACATTGCCGAACAACTTATTGAGGCATCAATGAGTACTGGGGTGTCAGGTACAGCACCCATTAATTTTAATCGGTATGGTGGTTACGATAAAGTTTTAGATAAGTATCTAGAATCGGGGCAAACTTTAAGTTTAGCAAGTCTTACGCCTGAGCAATTACAAAGTGCTGCAACTAAAGTAAACGAAACAGGCGTAGGTAACCTTAGTACTTTAGCTATTACAGGTACTCCCATATCTCAAACAGCTTTAAATGCAATGACAAAAAACGGGGTCGATCCCGCAACTGTTGCTCAAATTGCCAGAGATTATAGTGCCGATAATATAAAAAATACACAAACTAAAGTAGTTCAAAACTTAGTTAATTCAACGCCAAATATAAATACCACAGATTTATTTTCTAAATATGTTGACCAAGCAAAAGGGTATCAAGGTACGCTAGAAGGTGTGCCGGGAGTGGATTTCAAAGGTTCAACAGGACTGCGTGAGGCGTATGGGCCGTATGCTCTTGATTATCTTTCCCGCGCATCTGCACTGCTTGGGATGCGAGATATTGACCCAGCAACAAATAAAGCTGCGTTTACGGGGTTAAAGTTTGGAGACGCAGATACTGCTAGAGGTGGATACGGCACTGAAACAGCGAAAACATTAAAAGATCTTCAAATACAACGTGAAAATATGATGGGTATGGGTACAGGGGCAAACGCTACACCTGCTTATCAGCCTTACCAATATTCATTTACGCCTAAATCTGCAAAAAGCGGCGGGATAATGTCGTTGATTGAGGGGTATGCTGATGGTGGTATGACAGGTACACAAGCAGTACCGTCTGCGTTCACTGCACCAACAGGTACGTATCAACAGGCAACTTACAACCCCACACAAACTGCTGGGTATGTTGCTCCAGGAACGTATCAAGCTGGAACTATTGGTAGTGGGTTTGATGCCACTAAAGTTGATACGTACACAGCCCCAACTGGGGCCAAAGCAATAACTAGCACATTTGCGCCTTCAGGTTTGTACGATGCGGGGACTATTGGTAGTGAATTTGATATTAATAAGACTGGTGTATATACCGCTCCAACTGGGAAAGACGCAATTCAATCAGCTTATACTACCCCCACCAATATGTACACAGCGGGGAATATAGGGTCTACTTACGACCCAAACACAGGTTTATATAGTGGCCCCGGTACTGGCATAACTACAGAAACATTTGATGCCGAAGCTCTACAACGTTTAATGTCGCCTTATACATCAGGCGTTGTAGACCCTCAAGTTCGTGAAGCTAAACGACAGGCTGAGATTGCGCGACAGGCTCAAGCTGCGAGGATGACTAGGTCCGGTGCTTTTGGAGGTTCACGTCAGGCTATTGCAGAGTCTGAGCTTGGGCGCAATTTAGCCACACAGATTGGGGATATTTACGGCAAAGGGCAACAAGGTGCTTTTGACGCTGCGCTTCGTGCGTTTGAAGCCGAGCAAGGTAGGAAACTACAAGCCTCAACCGCTACAGAAACTGCACGTCAAGAAGCAGGTAGACAAGCATTAACAGGAGAACAAGCAAAAACTGGCTTTTCGCTACAAGCTCAAACAGCTCAAGAAGCAGCTAGACAAGCTGCCGGTCAGCAAGCACTTTCGGCTGCACAAACCGCAGGTCAACTAGGGTTACAAGCTCAAACAGCCCAAGAAGCAGCTAAACAAGCCGCAGGTCAACAAGCACTTTCTGCCGCACAAACAGCAGGCCAACTAGGGCTACAAGCTCAAACAGCCCAAGAAGCAGCTAGACAAGCTGCTGGTCAACAAGCTCTAAGTGCTGCACAAACCGCAGGTCAACTAGGGTTACAAGCTCAAACAGCCCAAGAAGCAGCTAAACAAGCCGCAGGTCAGCAAGCATTAAGCGCCGCACAAACAGCAGGTCAACTAGGCTTAGAAGCCCAACGAGCGCAAGAGCAAGCTAAGCAAGCAGCAGGTCAACAAGCTTTAAGTGCTGCACAAACCGCAGGTCAACTGGGGTTACAAGCTCAAACAGCCCAAGAAGCTGCTAGACAAGCAGCAGGTCAACAATCATTAAGCGCCGCAGAAATAGCGGGGCGTTTGGGGTTACAAGGTTCTGAATTAACTGAACGCTCTCGGCAGTTTGCTGCACAGTACGGATTACAATCAGCGCAATCGTCTGCACAGTACGAGCAACAAGCACGGGAACTTCAACAACGCGCTGAGGAAGCTCAGGCTAGAGGTGATCAGTTTGGGGCAAGCCTTGCATTGCAACAACTTCAAGAAGCCCAACGTGCTGCGGAAGCTAGCCGTGCATTTGAGTACCAGCAAGCTCGTGATACATACCTCGATCCATACCGTGAGCTTGGTTACGCCTCACAGTTACTGCAAGGGTTGCCTGTAAGTGCTGGAGCAACCGGCATCAGCCCAGCGACTGAAGCTATTATTTCTATGCTTGGTTTGGGTAATGTACTAAATGTAGGAAATACTACAAAAACTTCTGACCGTCGTTTGAAGACTGACATTCAAACAATTGGCGTTTTAGATGATGGGTTAAAAGTTTATAGTTATCGTTACAAGTCTGGTGGTCCCGTGCACATTGGTGTGATGGCAGATGAAGTGGCTGTGTTAAGGCCACAAGCTTATATCAAGGGTGGTGCTGGTGACGGGTTTGACGCTGTTGACTACTCAAAGCTGTAGGGAGTAAAAAATGCCAATTCCATTTCCACCCGACGGACCGCAAGTTCAAGCGGCACTTCAAAAAGTGCCTACACCCCAACTGCAAAATTACGCAGCGGGTCGTCCCCCACAGCCTACAGGTCAAGTCACACCGGGGCCAATGGGTGCAGCCGCAGAAGCTTTAAATGCTCGCGGAGCTATGGGTGCGGCTAACCAACGCCAACAAGCTATGCAAAACAATCCTGCAAACAGCCCAACCATCTTTCAACAGAAGGATATGGAATTACAGCAAAAGGCTCAACAGCTTGCTGCGATGGGGCAACAGATACAACAAAAAGAACAGCAGCTTGGTGTGCTCGGCGCACTCATGGCTAAAAAAGCTCAGGACATGCAGGCTCGTGAATCGATGGGTGTAGCTAACCTACCTATACGTCCTGACATGTTTACTGCGATGGATGGCGGTATTGTGTTTAGCGGTGGGGGTGGTGTTGAAGGGTACGCTCGGCGCGGGTTGGTACAAGACCTTGGGATGTTAGAAGATCGAATGGCTGAAGGGTTTACCGAGCGTGGTATAGATAGAATGATCGATGAGGAAGAAGAAGACCCTCTGCAACGCCGCATACGCAATATTGAAAAAGCTGCTGAGCGCCGCAGACTAAGCGCAGAGTCTGCGCTGTATACACCTGAGCAGAAAGAAGCGTTGGAAAGCAAAGAGCGTGAACGCTTGGGTGAACAGTACAGTAGATACAAACAAGGTATTGCTGGTTTGGATGAAGAAGCCGCTGCCGCTATTCGTGGTAAACCTGCTAATACGATGCAAGGTATAGCCGCTGGTTTGGCTGCGCTACCTGCGGACTTGAGGAATGTGCGTTTAGCTGGGCTAATGGCTAAATTATCTGGCGGTGTTGCTGGCGAACGTGCTAGGGCTGAAGACCGTGAGCGCGAAGCTAATAAGTATCTTATTGATGCCAGACGCAAAGCTGCCGCTGCCGACCTTGCTGAGGAACGCAACCAAGACACCCTTGCACGAGCGCTTCGTAAATCTGAGCAGGATGATCGCCTCAAGGCTGATGCACTCCTTGGCAGTGCAGCTACTACTGAGATTGAAAGCCAACGAGGTATTGGTGCTCTTGAAGAAACCCGCAGAGAGCGTGATCAAAGAGCTAAAGAAGCTGCCGCAAGACAAGCGTTTGACGAGAAGAAGTTTGCCTCTGAAGAAGCTTACCGCGCTGGTGAACGTGCATTCAAAGAGAAAATGGTTAGGCTTGAAGCTAGCTTACGACCAAAAGAGTTTTATAACCAACTTCTCGGCATGGCAACCAACCCGAAAGATCCTAACTACGAATTTGCTAAGAATTTACTTGAAGCTCGTGGGGGTCGTAGCGGTGCGGGCGCTGATGGTAGACCTAGTTTTGCGGATTACCAAAAAATGGTTCAAGATCGTTTAGACCGTGTAACGGACAGAGATAGAAAAGAAATTGGAGCCGCGCTAGGAAGAAAACCGACTGAAAAAGATATACGAGATGCTATAACCACTGAAGTTCGTACTGAACTGGAAAACGAATTT